GCTTGCCTATGCGCTTCGCACAGCTCATCAAAATCGTAAATCTTCCCGTATATATCCGTCAGGACAGTCATTCCATCTAATGACGCGGGCGTATCATCATCCATAGCTCGTCCACCTCCAAACAACGCTGCGTGTGACGTTCCCGCCTCGTCCTCCGTGGACGTTTCCGCAGCAATACAATCTTTTCCCCGCCTCATCCAAAGGCAGGGAGGGAAATAAGCCCCTTTGGTGCTATGCTCCGTGCGAAATGCCTCCACGCGGTCATGCCGCGCAAGGCAACGCCCATTTCGTTCCGGCATAGCAGCAGAGCGGAGCGGAACCCGATGTTCGTGTTCACATTCGACCGCGCATTGTTCAAGTTCGTGTTGAACACGCCCGCCTTCGTGCCGTTGTTCCAGTTGCCGCCACGATTCGGGAACCGCTGATGGCTTATTCCCCTATGATGGCGGTCAGTGCATGGCTTTCATGTAACCGCCAATCATCTTGCCGATTTCCTCAAGGTACGCACTCCACACTTTGTACTTGCCCTGCGGCAACGGCGGCTGCATTCGCACCTTTACCGCCTTGCCGTGCTCATCCTTTACCGCTCGTCCGCTCGCGTCACGCTTCGGCACCATCTCGTCATAATAATCCCGGTCTGACGCAAGCCGTATCATGTGCCGCAGTATGTCCAGCTCTACGTCCATCTCCTGCATGGTGGTCTTTCGGTAATATTTCCGCTCCACCTGAATGGATAGCCGATACATATTCAGCATGGCTTTCCGTATCTCATCGGCGGTCTGCCGTTCCCTGCGTGGGAACGATGCAACGGCTTTCTTCCCGTACTTCATCATGTCCTCGATTTTCGTTTTCAGCTTGAACGGCTCATACTGCTGCGCCGGTACGTCCTCGTCGAAAGGCACGGCGTTCATTTGTGCATCATCCATTTGCTTGTGCGCTCCTTTCGGGTATAAATGTTAGGGGAGGGCTACCGCCCTCCCCAGTCAGTGTGCCAGTGTTCAGTGTTCAGTTATTCATAAAAAGCGGAGCGGAACCCGATGTCCGCGCTCACAGCCGACCGCGCAAGGAGCAAGTACGTGCCGAACACGCCCGCCTTCGTGCCGCTGTTCCAGCCGCCGCCACGAAGCGGGAACCGCTCTGCCTGAGAGGTGTCCGCGTAGAGATAATCGCCCTCGTAGTCAAAGCTGGTGTCGTCAGGCATCATCCCAAGTGCGTACAGGCGTTCCAGAACGTTAGCGTGAAGCCCAGCATCCGCTGCGACGGACACGAACGTGTTGCCGTGCGAGCCCTTATTCGCCTCGGTGAGAGCGGCAGTCTGCCACTTCCAAACGCTGCCCGTCCATTCCAGCTTAACGCTGTTTGCGGTCGTGCCACTGCCATCCGGCGTGATGAGAGTGCCGTCCGTACCGTCGATGGCTTTCCACTGTGCGCTGCTCGCTCCCTGCGAATTGCTGCTGTTCGCAGCGTTGTTATTCTCAAGGATTTGCAACTCGCCATACACAAGGCGCAGACCTCCAACCCATTCCCAGACGTTGCCGTTCAGGTCATAGATGCCGTCGAGCTGCTTGTTGTGCGACCACTCAACCGGCCCGGTGCCTGTGGCAACGCGCTGGATGCGGTTGTTGCTGTCGAGCGCCATAGACGGGACTGCCTTGTACATCGTCTCGCGGGTGTCCTTGCCGTAATCGTTATTGCCATACGGCATCCAACCGTTCGCCTTGCACCAAAGAGCAAGAGCTGCCCACTCTGCGGCAGTCATAAGATGCCAGCCCGTGCCCTTGGCAGTGCAATATCCCATCGCCGTATCAGCGTTCAGGCTCGCGGTGGGGTCTTCACCGGGGAGGGAGTACGCCCTGCCGTTGTACACCTTATTCTGGTACTTGCTGATGTAGATATAGTCTTTCTCCACGCCATCCACGATGAACGCCGGATGCGTCGAGGAACTGCCACCCGTGATAACATCGGACATCTTGAACTTGGGGATTTTCACCATGACGGAGGGCAGCCCCTTATCGTCCACGATGATGCTGTTGTTCGGGAAAGCCGCCTTGAGCGCAAGGCTGGCAAGGTCAAAATTGCTGCTCATATTCTTTTTACCTCCATTCGATTATTCGCTCACAGGCGTGTAGTTGATGAGTGCCCACAGTGCCATGGTCACGTCGTCCATATCGAGCGGGATGGGCTGGGGAGCTTCGTCCTCATTCTCCGGCTCGGTGTACTGCTTCGCAGGGATGGTGAGCTGCGCGACATAATAGCGACCAGCCGCCGCACCAATCACCAGTTCGCCCTCGCTGTCGCTGCAAACATCGACGGGGATTTCCCAATCGCGCTGACGCTTCGCAAGGTCAATGGTCAGGTCGTCGTCAAAGGTGACTTTTCTGCCGTTGACGGAATAGGGGATTTTCTGCCCCTCGTTCATCTCGATAATGTTCATGCGATGATACCTCCTCTGATTTTAAGTTTGATGGTAACGCTGGACGCGCTGCCAGTGAACTCCACCTTGAAGCCGTTGAGCTGCTTATCGCTGATAACGACCTCGCCCACGTTCCCACTGAACGCGGTGACTTCTGCCTCCACGGTGTAGTTGGTGGTCGCCCGCACCGTGGTCAGACTGACCGTGGTCTTGCTCCCGTTTCCGGGGTATTTCTGGCTGTTGGTCAGCGTGACGGTCTTTTCCTCTGCCGTGACCTCATTCAAGAACTCGCCAAGGTCAAGCTCCGCTGCGTCCAGCCGGTCGCCGTGCTGTCTGGCAAGGAACAGCATCAGCTTTCCTCCGAGGTTGGCATCGAACGCGCCCTCCTCGATGTTGTTGAAGTTCGCCGCGCTCATATTCGTGCCCTGCTGGATTACAGTGCCATACGGGGTGAGTGTTACCGTCCCGTCCCCGTTATCGTGCATCGTGTACGTCCGTTCAGGCGTAATGGCGTGGTCGAGCCATGTCAGGATGTTATACATTCCGTTTCACCTCCTTTACGTCGTGATTTCGTAGAGCGGGAACTCCCAAAGGGTAATCACGCCCTGCGTTGCCAGTTTGGTGATGTTCTCGGTAATCTGCCCAGCCACATCGCCATCGTTATCAATCAGCCGCACTTTCGTGATGGTCAGTGCCGCGCTGTCGGTCGTCTGGCTGACGATTTTCAGGGTGTTCCCATCAATCGCCTTGCTGGTGATTTGGGCATCATACCAAGTGCTGCCAGCGTAATACTGAATTTTCACCAGCCGCCGCAGCCAGTCCTGTCGCACCTTGTTCAGAAAGGTGCTCTGCCAAAATGCCATCGCTTTACCTCCTAACTGTGAGCATTCATTGTGCCGCACGGAATATAATCAATGCCGCTGTTCAGGGGCATCGCCTCCGTAACGGCATCAATTACGTCGATATGGGCGCGTGTTCCTATCTGCGGATAAAGCCCCGCCTCCGGGTCTGCGCCTCCACTCCTTGCCCTCTGGTAGTTCATCAGGGCGTTTGTCCTGTCCGGGTCTGTGACCGCATCCACGTCGTGAATAGAGGCAATCAGCACCGTTTCAGGCTTCGTACCGGCAAAGTCGTAGCCGTACTTGACGTGCGACCTCCCGCGCTCCACTCCAATCGGGAAACGGAGTACGACGGCTGCCCGGTACTCGATGTGTGCCGGAATGCGCCGCTTGAGAAGCTGCATGATGTCGCTCCAATACAGGATGTCCGCATCTCCACGGTCGAAATTGATGTACAGGCGGTTGTTTCCATCCTCATCGAACGGCAGGAACTCACAATACGTGTCTGCGCCCGTGTAGGCTCGTATCATCTCCGCAATCGCGGTGGCTGATATTTTACCCATGCCGATAAAAAAGCTCTTTACGAGCCGCCTCCGCTCCTCCAAGGTGCGGGATGCCGTCAGGGATATATCCAGCCACTTTTCCAGCGAGCGGATAGTTGCCTCATCCATCTCGTCGATAAAGAAATTGGACAGGGTATGCTCCGCGCCGTCCAGCAAATCATCGGCAAGCCCTCCATGCGCCCGGAGGATAGCGTCCATCTCGAACACTTCCTTGTAATACCGGGGATAGAACGTAATCAGCTCGTCGTAGCAGCTCGCCCAGTAGGGGTTGGACAGGCGGTGATTAGACATTGACCGTCACCTCCCCCAGCTTCGGCACTCCATCAGCTCCGGGGCTGATGTTCGCCGTCGCTCCATTCAGTTTTAGGTTGGAATAATCGAGAACGCTTTCCAGCCCGATAACGACCGCGCCGACTGCGGAAGTCCTCACAATCACATCGTCGGGGTCTGCGGCAGTCAGGACAAGGTTTTTGAAATACTCCGTGATGGCTGCCGTCGCCTCGTCCTCCGCGTCCTGAACTGTCTTGCCGGTGGCAAGGACGGCTGTGAACTCCACGTCGATTTCGACCTCATCCGCTGCCACGGCGGTGAAATGTGCTCCAAGATTGGCAACGCCCTCGCCAAGCCCGTCGCCCACGTTATAGGTCTTGCCATCCACCACGACGGTCGTACCGGCATCGTTCGGGTCGATATACTGCTGGACATCCTCAACCGTGTCGTCGTCACAGCCAAGCCCGTCCTCGTTGATGAGAACAGCCTTGACCGTGTTCGGACCATTCCAGAGCGGCGTAATACGCGCCATCTCCACACCATTCCGGCTCTCGCACCACGTCTTGTAGTGCTGCCTGTTGCCGTTCTCGGCTGGCCCTCCGATTTTCTCCTGCAACCTCTCGCGCAGACTGTCGTCGTCCTCCTCGCTCGTGCCGTACTTCTCCACCGCTCCAAAGCTCGATGCGGTCAGCCCGTCAATGGTATTGACCGGCACGGCGGCATCTCCAACGGCGATTTCGTTTGCCTCTGTTCCGGCTTCTTCGGCAGTCAGGAACAAATCGCCATCGTCGTTTGCTGTGACCTTGAAATACAGCCCCTTGGAATTGTGGAAAAACCGGCTGCCAACGGGCGGCTGTGTGCCGGTATAGACCAGCGCGAACTTTGCCGCCCCCGCCGCCTTGCGCTCCAACCCGAACTCGCCAGCCCTCAAATCAAGGAACTCGCCCGTCGCGGTAGTGATGAACGCATATTGCAGTATCATATCGAGGTCGGTGTACATCTTCGCAATTTTCAGCGTGATACCGGCTACGGCATCATAAAAAATGCTGCCCTGTCTTGTGTCTATCCCGGTCGGTGCGCCGTCCAGCACCTCTTGGAGCAGCACGTCATACGTGTACGCTTCGAACATTACGCTATCACCTCCTCGATGCTTACTTTCCCAAATATCGTATCTGCGCAAAAAGCGATGTACGCCTTATCCTCGTCGAACTCAAAGGAAAAATCGTACACCTGTAAAATGCGTGTGTCAGGCTTCAATGCGTCACGCACAAAGCCCGGTACGGCTGCTTCGACGTACTCCTGTGTCGCATCATTCCGGGTGACGGCATCCTCCACCTCGCAGCCATACTGATTGTCGTAGATGAGGCACTTAAAACGCGGCGTGATAATCGCCTTTCGGATTGCCTGACGGACTGCCTCCTGCCCGTCCACAAATCCGGCGATGCGTCCTTTGTCGAGGTCGAGCCGGTACGTCTTGCTCGGTCGCTCCTCGGCATCCTGAACTTCGTCAATCTCAAATGGAATAAATACGCTCTCGTCCACTGGCTCACCTCCTAACTGCTTATACGGTCGAGAATGTAATACAGCTTGCCCTTATTCAGCGACAAGACATAGACCACATCCCCGACGACAAGGGCGTTATTGATGGTTATTGGCTTTGTCCCTGTAATACCGTGATTATGAGAGGCAAAGGCATCATAACCGCTGCCCCCGCTCCGATTGTCACTCACCCAGTTAATCGTACAGGTCGTAGTGTAATTCGTCAGGTGTCGCGGCACGACGGTAATACGGTCTGTGATAATATGCTTCGGGTCGCCCTCCATCTGGATTTTGAGCGGACTTGCCTGCGTGACTGTCCCTCTCATCAGTTCCACACTGTCCGGGGTCATACCCTGTAACAGTTCTTTCAGGCTCGTTTCCTGTCCCATAGCCTCACCTCCTACTCGAATGTGCCATCATCCACCCAGCCGTAGACGTTGCTTTCTCCGTCCGTGTGAATGAGTGACCACGGGTGAACGCCGCCATTGTACTTGCAGTTTTTGTCGAGATGAATCCTCGCCTTGCCAGCCCTCGCGGGATAGCCTTTCGCTCCGGCATAACTGCTCGTGTAGTGCGTCCCTCCCTTGAAATACACAATATCGCCCTGCTTATATTCCTTGGGCTGCTGCTGTTCCTCCTGCTGCACCGGCTCATCCTTTTTGACCTCGGATATAAGGTTAAGTTCCAAAGCCATCGTGTGGAGATTGCCCCGGAACGTATGGGTGTCGCTGTCCACATAGAACGTCTTGTTCAGGCTCAAATGTGGGATTTTGATGAATACCCCCACGCCGGAAATAACGTCCGGCAAGCCCAGCACATTGTTCAGGGTCAGTGTCCTCTCCGGGACTTTCTTCTCGGCAAGCATCGTCTTCGCCAGTGTCTTAATCTGCGCTGTGGATAAACTCTCGTCGGGCGTGTCCACATCCTGAAATACGCCCCATAGCTTTTCGAGTGCCGTGTCCGTTTCTTCTGCCAGTACCGTGCCCTCTTTCGATAACAGTTTAATGCGCGTTTTTACATCCTCAATGCTGCGGTAGTAGCGGTAGTTGGTGATGTTCGCATCCACCTCAAGCACCCATTGCAAAATCGTTTCCGTCCGCTTTCGGAGATACAGCTTTCCTTTGTCCGCGAACACGTAATGCTTGTAGCCGGTATTCTCATAGTCGAGGCTCAACGCATCCGCTATGGCATCCCAGCCCGTCGTCTTTTTCTTCGTCAGGTCGGGGATGGTATAGCTGGTCGCGGCAGCCCCTCCAACAGGAATACCGAAACGGCTGCACACATCATTGAAAACGGCTGTTGCGGTCTTGTTCTCATAACAGAACGTGTCCTTATTATTGGACAAATACACGCCAAGGTCATACGCCTTGAAGTCGGCGGTCTTTTGGTGCGTCTGCGTCTGCCGGAGGAATATCCCTCGAAACAGCTCTTTGCCCTTATACGAGAAAATGCACTGGTAGCCGTCCTCAATATCTATCTGGCTTCGCTCGTGTCCGTATCCATCATCGTCCAAAAGGGAAACGGTGAGTGTGCGGGTAGGACTTCCGCGTCGCCCGCTCCACTCGATTGTGTCCACAAGCCCGGAGATTTCCTTGCCGGAACTCGCCCCGGATTTCATCACAATCAGGCTGATGTCATTCGCCATTCCGTCACCCCCTTACGGTATTACAAAGACCTGTCCGACATATATCAGATTGGGATTTTTGATTTTGTCCTTGTTCGCCTCATAGATTTTGGTGTACTGTGCTCCGTTGCCGTAATACTTCTTCGCAATATTCCAAAGGCAATCGCCCGCCTTTACCGTGTACGTCCTTGGCGTGGTGGTGTTATCCACCCTCTGTGGGGTCGTGTCCACTTTCGCCACAGGAGCGGGCGAGGAAACGGGCTGCTCAATCTTCACTTGCCGGACGGTGACCTCTCGATACTCTTTCAAGGTCAGGTCGTAATAAATCGCACCGACATCTCCACCCTGCTCGTAGTAGTTGAACTCCTCGACTACGCAAAAGGTGTCTATGCCGACGTTGGTTAATATCAGGTGCAAGGGCTTGTCGCCCTCAATCCACAACTTGATTTTGTTCACGCACTCCATAGGGGACGGAGGGCTGGAAACGGTCAAGCCGGGGAACGTGCCCACGGGGAAAAAACTGCTGAACGAGAATTGGTAGGCTGGGCGAGCCTGTTTTACGATAATCTCACCCAGCCCGACAACATCCACACTGCTGTTGTTGCTGCCAATGGCAACGACGAACTTTTCAGGTAGGACGGGCAACCGCAGCTTTTCATTCTCCGCGTTATACGTCAGCCACATTTGGTAGTTAGTATTCATAGCTGTAATCGCCCTCCTCGAACATCTCTTGTGTCAGGATTTCGGAAAGCACCGGCTTCAAATACTCATACAGGAACGCCAGCATACTCTCTCGGTCTGCCTTTGCCCCCGTCAGCTCGATGTTGCCGCGTCCGGCGATTTCGAGCAGCACCTTTTTCACGCCGCCGCTCTCGTCACTCCGTCCCTCGCTGCCTCCTACTCCATACACACCCTGCGGAACAACGCTCTCGCCGCCGTGGTCGTCCTCGACAGCGTTGATGATTTTCCGTGTTTCGTCTGTTGGGAACACGGTGCTACCACCGGCTCCCACGATAAGCTCTGGCCCATTCTCTCCGGCAACGAAAACGTCCTCTGCATCGGTCGTACCGCTCGCGTGACCGCTTACGGTCGTGCCGGTCTGCTGGACATTCACCCTGACCGTGACGGGGTTCGCTGCAAGGGTAGCCGCCACAGCATCCGCTACGGCTTGTGC